AATAGGTAAGGGCATCTCTGATATAATGAAACACCTTGCCAAAGGTATTAGTCATTTTGGAGCAACAAAAGTAGTCAAAGGTGCAATAGCATTATTGATTGTTGCCGCAGGAATTTTTGTCTTTGCAAAAGCAATGACTCAATTTGGTAAAGTAAGTTGGAAAGCAGTTGCAGTAGGCGTAGTATCAATGGTTGCCTTGGGCGTTGGTATGGCGCTTATGGGTAAATTAGCAAGTCATATAATAATGGGTGCAGTAGCACTGTTGATTATGTCTGCCGGAATGTGGGTACTCAGCAAAGCAATGGTAAACTTTACCAAAGTAAGTTGGAAAGCAGTCGGTGTTGCTATAGTATCACTCGTTGCTTTAGCAGTAGCAGTCGGTGTCTTGGGTGCTATTATGATGAGTGGTGTCGGTGCGGCCGCTATTGTATTAGGAGCAGCCGCATTAATAATCATTGCTGTTGCTGTTGGAATATTAGGACTGGCACTCATACTATTCGGTAAGGGTATTAAACCATTAATACCTCTCTTTATGTTCTTCGGTAAAATTGTAATGAGAATGGTGGATGGATTGTTCGATGCATTCAAATATCTTATTGACAAAGTAATTCCTATAATGAAAATAGTTGCGAAATTAATCATAGATGTAATCAAGGGTCTTGGCGAATCTATAGCATTAGTTATTGATTCAATTTCAGGAGGCCTTGCAACATTCCTAGATTCTGTTGGTGGTTTAATAGAATCAATCGGCAATGCTATAGCCACACCATTAAGAGCAATTGGTGATGCTATATCGGTCGTTGCTGGCGCAATCGGCGATGCTATTATTAAAGTTGTTAATGCAGTCACAGATTCATTTGAAAAACTTTCAGACGGTGGTATGGCAACGGGTCTTACAAATACAGCGATGGCAATTGGAAAATTAACAATTGCGTTGGCTGGCTTTATGGGAGTAAAAATTGCTGGCGGGCTTATGGCTTCGATTGGTAACGCAGTCGGGTCTGTCGTGGATTGGGTGGGTAGTTGGTTTGGTGGAGAGAAAACTCCATCCATTATGACTATTCTTGGTGCATTGGCAACCTTCCCACACAAAGCACTCTTGAAGACGGGACCGGCATTAACAAAATTCAAAAATTCGTTACAAGAATTCTTTAATATGTCTTATGATTCAGATTCGGTAACAGAAACTATTTCGTTGATTGCAGGACTTGCTGGCGCTATTAGAGCATTCGAAAATGGTAATATTGGTTTCTTTGAAGGTATCGGTGATGCACTTGGTTCTGCATTCTCAGCAGTTGGTGGATGGATTAGTGGTCTATTCGGCGGAGAAAGTAGAAGTTCAGACCCTATCGATACTCTTGAGAGAATATTTGCAACACAAGGTAAAGTTGTTTCAATGGGCGATGCTCTAGAGAAAATGACTGCGGGTTTATACGCTGTATTGGCTTTTGGAGAAGGTGGATTTAATGCAGAAGGATTCGTTGATTTAAACAAAGTATTAGATTCGATAAACACACAACAACTAAACAACCTCGCAAATATTTTCTGGAGAATTACAGACAGTATTAAATCAAGTCGAGAAGAAATGAGTATGTTTATTGGAAAAATAAGACTTCTTGATAATCAATTGGGTAAACTTGTCGAAAATGAAGCAATATTAGTACATATTCAGAAAATGTTAGATGCAGTAAACATAGTTGATACTGAAAAATTACAAAATGTTGTTCAAATAGTTTCAACAACACCAGAACAACCGCAAGAAGAGAAACAAAGTATAGGGGGTATGTTAATGAATATCGCCACCCTCGGTCAAACAGATGTACTACTTGATAAAATCAATAAACACGCACAACTTAAAGAAGAACAATTTGCTATTGGACAAAATCAAAATACTAGTGGACAACAAATTACACAAGCAAATGTAGTACAAAACTCAACTTCAAATAACACAATGCTAATGCCACCCCAACCAAGAAATAATGAACCCGCACTAGCAACTGCCGCGGCGAGAATGTGGAACAATGCTATTCAATAAAAAAAGAGACCTGTCCGAAAACAGGCCTCTTTCTTCAGCATAGGGGAAAATGACTCACCCTTCTTGTGCTAGTTTCTCAAAGTACGAGAGTGCATCGCCGGAATCTCCTTCATCCTCTTTGGGAGTATCGGCGGCTGAAGGCGCTGAAGTACCTTCAGTCTTAGAGGGGAACGAAACGCTTTCTGCTGTTTTTGTTTCACCAACAACATTTCGAATGTCATCACCAATTACTTGATGAAGTCGCTGTTGCAAATCTTCAAAAGATTTGAAGTTTGATGGTTCAACAAATTCCGCTAATTTGTATTGAGTTTTCCAAAGTTCTTCTAACTTTGCATCATCGCCATCGAGAACAGTCGATGTTTGCTCAAATTCGCTCTTATCATAGTTAGTGAACCCTGCAACCTTTCGAACCTTCAAACGGAAATTAGCACCAGCCCAAAAATCAAAAGGATTGATAGGAGTTTCATCCTCAAATTCAGGTTGCATTGCTTCCTGAATTTTATCAAAAATCTTCTTTCCGTACTTGAATAGGAAGATTTTTCCTTCGTTCTGCGGGTTGGCAGGGTCACTTACTATGTAAATATTTGAAATGTAATTCAATCTACGCTTACGAGTACGGGCAATGTCCTTATCAGACTCAACACCACTATTCCAAAGACGAGTATTCATCTCTGATACTGGGTCCTTTTCACCCAAAGTCGTGCGGGAGTTTTCAATATACCAACCGCCTGGTCCTTTGAATCCGTGCGAGAACAATCTCGACCAAGGAACATCTTCACCATCAACAGCAGGAAGGAAACGAATTACCGCATAACCATTTCCTGCCTTATCAAGTTCTGGGCGCCAGAAACGGTCGTCTTTATATGACTCCGAACCTTTCGCCAATTTATTCATTTGTTCTGATAGTTTATTAAAACCTTCACCACCAGAACGCTTCTTCATGTCTGAAAATCCCATACATTTTCTCCTTTGTTGTTGTGTACGATGTGTACGATGTATTTGACTCTGTATATAATACGATATTTATCACAAATGTCAATCATTTTCTTTGATTTTATTAAGTAAAATTTTTCGGTATTTTGGAAGGTTATTTAACAGGCGAAGTATAAAAGGCTTATAATTATTACACTTGGATTCCAATTCCACCCAAAGGAAATCATCATTTAATTCCTTTTTGAATTTACCAAAAAAGCCTAGAAGACAATCAAGGATTATAAACGACTCTATACAAATATCTTCCCTCATTACCATTTTCATAATTGCAGGATGTGAGCCATTTTCTATATTAAATAAATCATCAAAATTGATATTCTTTTTTATTGTCTCTTTTACTATCTTGGAGGAATCTTCATTAAACTTTTCTCCTAAAGATTGTATTCGCCGCTTCCATTCTGTAAATGTACTTTCAGCCTCATCATCAAATAATTCACCAATCCAGAAATCGCCACGGTCTAGAAAGTTGGACAATAAAAAACCAAAAATATCCTTACTCTGGGTTCTAGCCAATTTATCAAAAAAGTGCCTATCTTTTCTGTTATTATATGATGATACTGATGCTCTGGTTTTACCATTGAATTTTATATAATCATAAGATTCACTGGTAAAGTGTAATTTCAATCCTAAATATATACAGAAGGCGTCATAGCCACTTATAGTGGCAATCTTGCCCCTTTTGGGAGAAGATTGACTTCTTCGCCTTCCATCCGTATCTTTTCTATTATTGGTTGGGTTAAAAATTTTGCTGCCGCCTCTGGTTCAATATTATGCTGTTCACATAGTTCCAAGACGGCATCCATATAGCAGCCGCCGTTTTCTTTTACAAATTCCTCAATTTCGAGGGCAAACTTATTAGAGTCTTTAAAAATTATATTCACACTGGTTAAACTCCTTTGATATAATTAAATGATACCATAAATAAAAATCTATTCAAGATTATTTATACATATAATACAGAACCAAGGAGAAATTTATGCCTGATACAAATTCCCATATTATGATGAACGCCGGAACTGGCGGTGAAGGAATAAGAACCTATTATGAATCTACAGATGGTGAGACGGGTCATTATCAGTTGATGATGCTTTCGTATAATAATAGCGCCGAAACTGCTGATGTAGCAAGTATGGCCAAACCATATCCTGTGATGATTCCACTCACCGCCGATACAATGGGTGGTTTTGTTAATCAAATGTTCCACGGTCTAACTACCGATGGAGCAGGCGGAACAGCATGGAAATGTGATGTTAGTTATGGTAGTGGTATTACTGTTAATGCTATTGTAGAAGATTTGATTGTCGGAATTACAGCAAACAAATCATTCGCTCAAATTGGTGTGTATGGTACAGGTGGTACTGCTGTAGGAATTACTGGTAGTGTATACATTATCGATACAAATGTTGGTGTAACTTCATCCAGTGGTATTGCTGTCTTTGGTACAGGTGGTACTGCAATGAATGTTGCAACCTCTGGTGATGCAGTTGGTGTAACTTCAGTAAGTGGTATTCCTGTATTTGGTACAGGTGGTACTGCAATGAATATTGCAGGTACTTGTTCTGTTAACGCCGCTTCGTTGATTGGAATAAGTGGTGGTGCGTGGCCAGTTGCTATTCATACTTCTACTCATCTTAATGTAAACATCTCTTCTGGTTTTACTAATGGAAGTTTTCGCGGCGATGCAAGCGGAATGAGTGGTATGGCAGTTTGTGGTAGTGACCACGGATTAAGTAGTGGTGTTAGAATCAACGCATTTAGTACTGGTGTAACCACTGACTTTATATATGTTGGGGGAACAACTGATTATACTTCATCCACTCTAGGACTAACATCATACGGATATCCATTACGAGAAGGAGATTCCCTCTTTATCGAAACAAATAACCTAAATAAAATATTTTTCCAGTCAGATAATACTCTCGTTGATGTTCGTTGGGTAGCAAGTTAAATTTGGAGAAGTAAATGTCTCACCATAAAACAAAACCAGGTCATAAGCACGACCTGTTTGATATGTCAGATGGTTATCGAAAACGACTATTCATGGGAGTCCCCTATGAACAAAAAAAACATTCAAAACTTCTACCAACAATAGATGTTTCAATAAATCGAGAAAATCCACACAGAAAATTACCATCATCAAAGGTATTAGTTGTAGGATTTGATGCAGAGGGTACATTTGATTTCGTTGTTCCTGAAGGCAACACTCACGGATATTGGACTCTAAATAAACAATTACAAAATTCTTCGGGATTATCTGGTCCAGAAGACCACGGTGGTGATACTGGTGATTATGTTGCAAGAACTTTATTAGAATATGATTTAGAACTTGCTGGCATTACTGCCGGAGATGAAATCGAACAAGCACAACTCAGTTTAACTATATTTAAATCAAAAACTTTAGACGATAAATATATTTTTGATTTGTATAGACTTCACGCAGGAACAACTTACGGTTCAATTGAAACATATGCGGAAACATCATTAACACAAAACGCAACTTGGTATGAATATAATCATAGTGGTACAGGATTGAGTGGACCTGCGATTGGAGAAGGTGGTGGACCAACTGGAAGTCGTGGTTTTCTTGCGACAGATGGAAACACACACGGAAATAATCGTTGGGAATCTCAGGGGTGTGGTATAACAGGTTCGACCGCAGAACATTTAGCAGTGACGGCAGGCGAGACTGCCGCCCTTGAGTGGTTGGATAAGAGTGGTGGTTCAACTACTGCAAATCATTTAGATACCACACATTCTAGTCGTAATGATATATTGTATGACTACACACTTTCTTTAGGAACGAATGATACAATAGCAGGAAAAAAAATCAATCTTGATATAACTGGTGCAGTTAAAGATGCACTTAATAATTATGTAAATAAATTACGAATGGTAATACAACTAAGGGATGATGATTTATATGATGGTACAAACAATAAAGGATTTATTAGTTTCTATGGTAGTAATTTTGCAAAAGGTCCCGCGACACTTTCTCAAACAAAAGGAAGTCCTGGACCTGTCTTGTCTATTGTTTGGTATGATAAAGAATGATTTACTTATTATTGGACATTAATTCTTTATAAATTCTTTTTGCTTCTTCTTCAAGTCTCTTACCAGTATGACCACTGTGAGCGGCTTTTTTATTTGCTTGTTCTATCATCTCTCGTTTTCGTTGACAAGACTTACAACCACCACCAGATTTTTTCTTTTCTTCTATCACAAATTCTTTTGCTTTTTGATTTGATTCGTGTTCAGAATATCCTTGTAACAGATATTCTCGTTTTTTATTATCCATTAATTCTTTATTCTTCTCACACTCTGTACATTTCTTTTCTTCTGGTTTGGTGTTTTCTATTTCTGGTTTTTTGATATAATCATCAACACCTTCCGTCATTGATTCGATTTGTTTTTTTCTATCATCTGCATTTTCATTAATTGAGTAGTTACTAAAACCTGGCATTGTACGAGGACAAGCAAGATATGGATGGTCTAATTTAGTGTATTCTTGTTCATCTCCATTTAAGAATACTGACGGTTTATCACCACAACCACATTCTCCGCATACAAATCGTCCCATCTTTACTGCACTTGGTCGAAGGGCGGGACAAACCGTTACATCTTTTCCATCACCAAAACAACTAAGAAGTCTAATGTCTTTGGTGGTAACATCTGTTCTTTTGCCAGACGCCCCTTTAGACCATTTAGCCTTCACATAATTAGAAATCATACTGAGATTCATTCTGTATCCTTTTTAAAATTCTTTATGTCCTGATATAACCCTTTAACATAAGAAAGTGGTTTCTTTACAAAAATTTGGTTTGTTCCATCTTCGTTCGCAACCATAATAACTATATTCTTAATTGTTATATTTGTCTTTTCTTGAAACATTATAGCATAAGCAGTTGCTTGACGAAAGTAATTTTCTATCCATTCTTCTTTTTTTGATTTGGTACTACCTTTAAAGTCGATAATAGAAAGTTCGCCATCAAATTCTGCAACACAGTCAACCCTACCAGCCAATCCTAAAGTATTTGACCATAAAGGTACTTCTTGTGCGTAGATATTATCTATCCGTTCTAGTTCTGGTTGTATTTGTTTAAACAACTCTACATTTATTGGGAGTTTATCTCCCCAAAAGTCTTCGTTGTTATTTAAATAATCTTCAATCAAAGTATGAAGTTCGTTGCCTCTTGTTAGGCATCTTTTTGATTCTCTGCGGTTGTTGGGATTTTCCCGCCATTCTTTAAAGAATTCACGCTTGCTCCAACCAGTAACGGTCGTAACACTGGGAAGCCATTTTCCATTTGGCGATTTATAATATCTAACTCCCGCCTTATTCTCTACTGATAGAGAATCGAAGTTCGATTCCAATTCTATGTGTTTAAATATTTTACTTTTAACCATAATTAAATTTATTATACCTCACATCATCATTAAGTCAATCTTTTTTTACAAAGTACAGATTTTTATCTGCCACTCTATATTTATACTATATAAATATCTGTGCCAACAGATTAAGAAAAACACTCATGACCACTAAACGACGAAGCCGGGACCTCGTCGTTTTTTATTTGGTTTGCTTCCAAGCGAAATCAACCATTAACGCCAATCCCTTTTGACCTTTATCAATAGTATCAGTGAAACTCTTCTTGTTCTTGGTACTAAGTGCATTATGAATCTGAACAAGAAGTCTGGCAGTTTGAGCATCAACTAACATACCGTGAATCTTCATTGCAGTATGGTCTTGTTGGATTTTCACAATATCATCCCAGGCTTTTCCTTCATCTAGTTCAACGGATTCTTTGAAGGTATTCAAAATCTCACCACCTTTACTTTCAATAGAGATGGTTGCGCCAGGATGGGCATCTACCATATCATTTACTTCAATGGGAAGCATTTTACTATTTTTGATAGAATTCTTTTGAGCAACAACCTTTTTACCTTTGATTGCAACAACTGAGAATGGGCCTTGTGAATCACGAATGCCTTTT